GTGGTAGATGCCTTCTGGCTTCTGCTACAGGGATGTGGCGTAGGCTTCGAGCCTGTAGTCGGAACACTTAACGGCTTCGCTAAGGAGACTGAGATTGAAACATTTCGGTCCATCCGTACAACCAAGGGCCGCGAAGGTAACGCAGCTGAGACGCGGACTGTCGGTGACAAGCGTATCTATAAGCTGTCCATCGGTGATAGCGCGAAAGCTTGGGCCAAGGCTCTCGGGAAACTGATGGCTCTGAAGGAACCTGTAGACAAGATCATCTTGGACTACACAGAAATCAGACCAGCGGGTACACGCCTCAAGGGATACGGCTGGATCAGCTCCGGTGACGATACACTTCACATCGCACTGGGCCGTATCTGTGACATCATGAATAAACGTGCAGGACAGCTACTGACCCGTATGGATATCCTAGATGTCCTGAACCACATGGGTACTACACTATCCTCTCGCCGGTCGGCAGAGATTGCTGTGATGCCTGTGACTGATACAGAGGTCGATGAGTTCATCTCAGCTAAGAAAGATTTCTGGCTGCATGACAATGCTCACCGGCAGCAATCCAACAACAGCCTGATGTTCTGGAACAAGCCCACCAAGTGGGAGTTGTCCTACATCTTTGACCGTATGGTCGAGGCTGGTGGTTCTGAGCCGGGGTTTATCAACGCAGAAGCAGCTAAGAAACGTGCTCCACACTTCAAGGGCGTTAACCCGTGCGCGGAAATCTTGTTAGGAAACAAGAGCTTCTGCAACCTAGTAGAAATTGATTGGGGTAAATACCTCAACGACTTCCAAGGGTTGAACAAGGCTGTATACCTAGCAGCCCGTGCAAACTACCGGCAGACTTGTGTGAACTTGGATGATGGTATCTTGCAGCGTTCATGGCATGAGTTGAATGAGTTCCTACGTCTATGCGGTGTAGGTGCTACAGGCATCGTGAAGTTCTTGGACCACAACAAGCACAAGAACATCCCAGCGATGCTGCAACAGCTCCGCGCTTCTGCACGAAATGGCGCAAATAAGATTGCTGATGAACTAGGTCTACCGCGACCAAAGCTAGTTACCACAGTCAAGCCAAGTGGAACCCTGTCAAAGATCATGTCGACTACGGAGGGCGTCCACCGTCCCCTAGGCAAGTACCTGTTCAACAACATCACGTTCTCTAAGCATGACCCCATTGTGCCTATCATGCAAAATGCAGGGTACACAGTCATCGAGAAACCTTTTGAGCCCGACAGTGTCTTAATTACGTTTCCTGTAGCCTATGAAGACGTTGAGTTTGAGGTTGTTGGTGGTAAAGAGGTTAATCTTGAGACAGCAGTAGAACAGCTAGATCGTTACAAGCTGATGATGGACAACTATGTGGACCATAATTGCTCAGTGACGATTAGTTATGATCCAACAGAAATCCCAGCGATTATTGGTTGGATTATGACCAACTGGGATAGCTACGTGGGTGTATCGTTTATCTACCGTAATGACCCGACCAAAACCGCGGAAGACCTAGGCTATGCTTATCTTCCACAGGAGGTTGTAACAAAAGAATTGTACGACGATTACATGTCTAAAATTTCTGAAGTTAGCCTCGATGAAGCAAACTCTTTGGATGAGTTGACCGACGACGAATGCGCCACTGGGGCGTGTCCGATCCGCTAGGGTAACGCTCTGTCCGAATAAAGTACACTATCGGTGAACCCAATGGAAACAACAGTAATTAATAGTCTCAAACTCAACAATGTTGAGGTTCTCAGGCGTGAATTAATTAGCCTTTTCCCTGATAAGCTACCACGGACAGAGCTCACGCCTTACCAACTTGGCGTACTCGTAGGACAGCAACAGGTATTAGATAAAATCAACCTACTTTTAAAATAAAGAGAAACACAAATATGTGCATGTCTACACCTAAGATGCCAGAAATGAAGGTAACTGCGTCCAAGTCGAAAGCTTCTGCTAAAAATTTGGACCCAAAACTTCAACTGGCTGATCCCCAATCTGAAGCCGATATGATCCGTAAGAAAACAAAGGGTAAGCGTGGTCTACGGATTGGCCAAAGCCCAAAATCGGTACAAGTGGGAACAAGCGGATTGACTAATAAGTCAGTCTCCATCCCAACTAAATAAGGAGCTACATGGTGCATAGTTCCGAATACCAGAGCGTAGCCCAGCGCTATGCCCATCTTTCCACATCCAGAGAAAGCTATCTCAGACGGGCTAGGGAGGCAGCAACGCTAACCATCCCGTCTTTGATACCCCCTGAGGGACATAGCGAGTCAACAGAGTTTGACACACCTTATCAAGCTGTAGGTGCGCGGGGCGTAAACAACCTAGCCTCCAAACTCTTAATGGCTCTTCTCCCTCCTAATGCGCCTTTCTTCCGGCTGACCATTGATGACTTCGATATTGTTGAAGTTGCGGGCCCAGACGCCCGTGGGGCAGTAGAAGAGGCTTTAGCTCGTATTGAGCGTACAGCAATGGGCGAAGTTGAAGCCCTAGCTTTACGTGTTCCAACCTTTGAAATCCTTAAGCATCTTTTAGTAGGTGGCAACGGACTACTTTACATGCCTAAGAAAGGCTCTGTGAAGTTCTACAGGTTAGATCGTTACGTTGTTAAGCGTGACTACATGGGTAACTTGATGGAAATCATTACCAAAGAGTCCGTCAGTCCTATGATGCTTCCAAAAGAAGCCCAAGAAATTTTAGGCGACGACAGCGATACAACAAAGAATGTTGATTTATTTACTTGTGTACAACGCACTGACCGAGGTTGGAAAATCCACCAAGAGGTTAAGGGTGAAGTAGTACAAGGTACCGAGGGGACATACCCTGAAGACAAAAACCCGTTTATCCCGTTACGTCTAAACCGTATTGATGGTGAAGATTACGGACGTGGTTTTGTAGAGGAATACCTAGGTGACCTTCGGAGTTTAGAGCAACTAACACGCGCTATTGTCGAAGGGTCTGCGGCCTCTGCGAAGGTGCTATTTTTAGTAGCCCCTAATGGTACAACAAAAGCATCTACCCTAGCTAAGTCACCCAATGGTGCCATCGTTACAGGTAGTGCTGCTGATGTATCGACTCTGCAAGTGCAGAAAGGAAGTGACTTTGCTGTTGCACTTCAAACAATCCAAATCATTACAGAACGTCTCTCTTTCGCATTCTTACTTAACTCCAGCGTCCAACGTAACGCGGAACGAGTAACTGCTGAAGAAGTACGCTTTATGGCCCAAGAATTAGAAAGCGCCCTTGGCGGCGTCTATTCCATCTTGAGCCAAGAGTTTCAGTTACCGTTGGTCAAGCTGTTGCTTAATCGTCTCGCGTCTCAAGGTAAAATGCCTAAGATGCCGAAAGACAGTATTAAGCCTCAGATTGTAACAGGCATTGAAGCCCTTGGACGTGGTCAGGATTTAAACCGCCTAGCTCAGTTGTTGAATTACCTTCAGCCGTTAGGTCCTGAGGTTATCCAAAAGTACATGAATGTTGATGATTATATTGACCGCCTAGGTGCCTCTTTAGGTATCGACACTGGTGGGCTAATCAAGTCCCCTGAGGAGTTGCAGGCTGAACAACAGCAAGCACAACAACAACAGCAACAACAGATGATGCAAGCCACAATGGGTAAAATGGCAGAACGTGCCGCCCCTGAGTTGGCAAAACAATCACCTGAGCAACAATTACAACAACAGGCACAAGAGCAGTAATGGTAGAAAAAGTTAACACTTACGAAGCACCTAAGGCTGAAGACCCAGCTTATATTGATGAGATGGTTAAGAAGACCGAAGGTGCTACTGCCGAAGCCGATGAAATTTCTCAGGAGGACCGCCCAGAGTGGCTTCCTGAGAAATTTCAATCAGCCGAGGACCTAGCTAAAGCTTACTCAGAGTTAGAAAGTAAGCTTGGAACAACCCCAGAAGAGACGTCTGAAGTCGAGAATGTAGAAGAAGCAGCCCGTGAAGTTGTTGAAAATGCAGGCATGGACTTTGAAGCAATGTCTAGTGAATTTTGGGAAAACCAAACTCTTTCCGATGATACTTATGACAAGTTAAACAATGCTGGCATTCCTAGTCACATTGTTGATGCGTTTATTGACGGACAGATGGCCGTAGCAGACAAGGCTCGAAACGACGCTTTTGCCACTGTAGGCGGCGAACAGAACTATAACGAAATGGTAGAGTGGGCCGTTAACAACCTAAACGAACAGGAAGTTAGTGCTTACAACGCTGCCGTTGAAAGTGGTGACCCGAATGCTACAAAACTAGCAATTTCTGGTTTAAACGCTCAGTACCGTATGGATAATGGTCAAGAACCTAACTTGATTTCTGGTGAGGCTAAAGCAGCATCCTCTGGGTCCTATCAATCCGTAGCCGAACTCACAGCGGCTATGTCGGACCCAAGGTACCAACGGGATTCTGCGTATCGTAAGTCAGTTTCAGATAAACTGTCCCGATCTTCAGTTCTCTAAGTGCCCAGCGTTTACACTGTAAACGTGACTTATCTAAAAAGCTAAACACTAAACTAGTAATTATGGCCCCTTGCGAGGGACAACCCTAGTGAATGTGACTGTGTGGTGCTGATTAGGAAAAATCTCTAAATCAACATCATATTGAAGGGCCTAACTAATGGCATTCCCAACAGATCAGACCGTATCACGTATCGGTCAAAAGAACGGTGCAGGCGATGCACGTTCCCTATTCCTAAAATTGTATGCAGGCGAAGTGCTTACAGCGTTTGAAGAGAAAAACATCTTCATGGCGTTGCACCGCGTCCGCTCTATCTCTAACGGCAAGTCCGCTCAATTCCCAATGACTGGTACCGCCAGCGCAAAGTACCACACTCCCGGTGCTTTGATCGAAGGTGACATCATCAAGAAAGGTGAGCGTACTGTAACTGTTGACGATCTACTGATCTCTACACAGTTTATTGCAAACATCGACGAGGCTATGACGCATTTTGACGTCCGTAGCATCTACTCTTCTGAAGCTGGCCAAGCGCTTGCTAACGCTGCCGATAAGAACGTAGCTCGTATGGTTGCTAAAGCCGCTATGATCACTGACGGTGCTTCTGCTGCCGCTGCTGGTCTCGAAACATTCGACGGTGAAGTCTTCACAAGCAACGTAGCAGTAGCCAACGCGGCTGCTTCCGGTAACGATATTGTTGCTGCGATCTACGGTGCACTCGAAGAGTTTGACAAAAAGGACATCACAGGCGAGAAAGTTTGCGTCTTGGGTCCACAAGAATACTACAAATTGTTCGGCGCTGGCCAAGCAGTAGGTAACCTTGGTTACATGAACCGCGATATTGGCGGTACAGGCTCCATTGCTACTGCAACAGTACCAGTAATTGGTGGTGTGCGTATCTTGATGTCTAACCACTTGCCATCAGGCGATGAGTCAGTAACTTCAGCAACACCAGAGCCTTTGTCACGTCCTACACAGTACAAAGGTGATTACTCTACACTTAAAGGTGTAATCTTCTCAGGTGACGCAGCAGCTACTGTTAAGTTGATGGACCTAGGTGTTGAATCTGAATACCAGATTGATCGTCAAGGTACTTTGATGGTTGCTAAATATGCAATGGGACACAACATTTTGCGTCCAGCATGTGCAGTCGCTTTGACAGCGGCAGTAGTCTAAATATTATTGGGGGGCTCCTTAGGGGGGCCTCCCTTTTTTTCTTTTAAGGATACAACATGACTCCGACATCCAAACTAGAAGCGGTAAATGTGATGCTGTCCTCTATTGGTGAAGCCCCTGTTAACTCTTTGTCGTCTGGATTGTTGGACGCTGAGCTTGCTGAGACAATTCTCAACAACGCGAACAGGGAGGTTCAATCAAAAGGCTGGCATTTTAACACTGAAAATGGCTACCCATTAACCCCTGATAACGTAACCAAACAGATTGCTTTACCCACAAACACCCTTGGTGTGGACGGTGACGTACAGTCTACACAACTTGATATAGCCCAGCGCAGCGGTAAGCTTTACAACCGCGTAGGACATACATTTACATTTGATAACGCGGTTAAAGTGACGATCATCCTTCTACTGGATTTCGAGGATATTCCAGAGGTCGCACGTCGCTACATTGCCTTACGGGCAGCCCGTGTTTTTCAAGATCGCACTATCGGTTCATCCGAGCTCCACGGCTTCCAACAACGTGATGAAATGGAAGCTAAGCTAGAGCTAGATGAACAAGAAAATCGTGACGCTGATTACAACATTTTTAATGGCGTTGACACTTATAGCATCATTAACCGTAGGGGATAAGAATGGCTCTAATTTCAGGCGCGATCCCTAACGTAATTAATGGGGTATCGCAGCAGCCTCCTAGCTTAAGGCTGAATACACAGGCCCAGCGCCAAGTTAACGGCGTATCCAGTGTAGTTAAGGGTCTCTATAAAAGACCACCCACCGAACACGTTGCTTTACTGAGCTCATTTACTAGTAACTCTTTTATTCATACCGTCAGGCTTTTAAGCGCCGAAAACATTTTAGAGACCTATTTTGTTATTGTGGCTCCTACAGGTATCCAAGTGATTAATGAGAACGGAGAGCCTCAGACAGTTACCGCTGACAACATTGAATACCTTACAGGTACTACAAATGCCTCAGAAGACTTTGGCGCTACTAGTGTAGCAGATTACACTTTTCTCGTTAATAAAAAGAAAAAGGTAAAAGTAGGTTCAACACGTAGTGCCCCCTTAAAACAAGAGGGCATGATCTTTGTTAAGCAAGGTGATTACAGTTCAGACTACTCTGTAACTATTGCATTTGCAGGTACAGACTATACCGCAACTTACAGCACACGGAACAGCTCAGATGTCCTGCACGAGCCTGATGTCAAAACCACAAACATTGCATCCCGCTTAAAAACAGCCCTTGAGGGCGCAGTACCCGAAGGGTTCACCTTTGAGCTCCTTGATAACATTATTTATGTGTTTCGAGAAGATAATGCCGTGTTTAGTCTCGACGCTACGGACTCCTTTGGTGACTCGCACATCACAGGTATTAAAGGCGTTGTAAGCGATCTAAAGAGCCTACCTGCACAGGGTAAACTAGGTTTCCGAGTACGCATTAATGGTGACAATACAAAGGGTCAGGATGATTACTTTGTTGAGCTACAGCAGCCCGAAGACGGTTCTGACTTTGTTTGGAAAGAATGCGTAGGCTTCGACGTCCTATTAGACTTCGATGCTGAAACTTTACCTCACCAGTTAATTCGAAACGGTGACGGTACTTTTACTTTTGAGCCTGTAACGTGGACACTAAGAAACTCTGGGGACGATGAGACAAACCCGTACCCGTCTTTTGCCAACTACGATGCTACAGATTACCCTCTTGGGCGATATACAATTAACGACGTGTTCTTTTACAAAGACCGCTTGTGTTTCTTATCGGATGAAAACTTAATCTCCAGCCAAACTGGATCTTACTTTAATTTCTTTCAGACCACTGTTCTAACACTACTAGATGATGGTGTTGTAGATATTGCGGTGACCAACAACACAGTAAGTATCCTGAAACATGGGGTACCTTTTGACGAGAGTATTATCCTGTTCTCAGACCTTGCACAGTTTAAGGTTTTAAACGCGGATATTTTCTCACCAGCGACGGTATCAGCTTCGGTTACCACGAACTTCGAGGCTTCGTTGAGGGC